AAGTCTTCAACAACGTGGGCGGAAACCTGTTTCCGTTTCAGCGTGTTGAAGGTGCCCAGGTGCAACGTGGGGTCGTGGGAACAAATGCCTGCGCTTTGTTCATGGACACCGTTGTGTTTCTTGGGGGTGGCCGGAATGAATCGGTGGCGGTGTGGATGATTAACGGTGGCATCGCTGAAAAGCTTTCCACAAGGGAAGTGGACCAGATTCTTGCCGAGTACACCGAGGAAGAACTTTCCAAGGTGCATGTGGAGTCTCGAGTGGATAAAGATTTTCGTCACCTGTACATCCATCTGCCCGACCAGACGCTGGCGTTTGACGGTGCAGGGACAGCCAAGGCCGGCACGCCGGTGTGGTTTACGCTGACCAGCAGTATCGTGGGCAAGGCTCAGTATCGCGCACAGAACTTCATCTGGATTTACAATCGTTGGATTGCGGGAGACACGCAAAGCAGCAAGTTTGGGTATCTAACCGATACGCTCTCTTCCCATTGGGGCGAGATTACCGGCTGGGACTTTGAGACGATGATCCTGTACAATGAAAGTCGTGGCTTGATTTTTCACGAACTGGAGTTGGTTGCTCTTACTGGGAACGCGATCTTTGGTTCGGACCCAAGCATCTGGACTTCGTACACAGTAGATGGCGTTACGTGGAGCCAAGAGAAGGTCTGCAAGGCCGGCGTCACCGGCCAGCGCAACAAACGGTTGTCCTGGCTTCAGCAGGGCCGTATGCGGCAGTGGAGAGCGCAGAGATTTCGTGGCACCAGTGACGCACAGCTTGCGGTTGCGCGGCTCGAGGTACGAGTTGAGCCATTAGCGGTATGAACGACCCGCGCAGATTACTTCGGTCTGAGTTGGCGGAGTTCCTGCCGTCTCAGCGTGCCATTCGAGCTTTTGAGCAGCTTTTTGATGTTGTCCCGTCTTTTCTCAACGAGCTGAATGATTCCTTAGCTATAAACGCCGGAAATGCCGATTCTAAGGCACAACAGGCGATCTCCGCTATATCGAGACTGGCGGATGCCGTGGAGTTGCTGGCGTTGGCTCCGCCGGACTCCAGCGTGCCGCAGAGTGTGGATGTCGCGCCCCCGGTGATGCAGTTTAACGTGCAGGCGGATCTCACGCCTCCGGTCGTGCCAAACTCAACGCGGGGCGACATTCTTCCGCCGGTCATCAACGAAGTGCGGCGGAAGCGGTATGGGGCATTCCATAGCACGGTGACCCAGACAGCAGCAGCGATAAACATGGCGTACGCAATGACGCTGAACGCAACCGATATTTCGTTTGGCGTGTACACAGGGACCCCTACAAGCCGTGTTTATGTGGATACCGAGGGGTACTACAACTTTCAATTCTCGTGTCAGCTTGGGAAAACCTCTGGTGGGCTTGGAGCCGTTTACATTTGGCCTCGAATCAACGAAGTTGACATTTCTGCCTCTGCTACTAAGATTCGGATCCAAGGCAACAACGCTGAAACGGTTGCCGCGTGGAATTTTGTTCTAGCCGTCAACGCCGGAGATTACTTCGAGTTGATGTGGAGCACGGATGACACGACTTGCCAGATTTTTGCCTCGGCAGCAAGCTCACCGGTTCCCGCGATACCCTCTGTGATTCTTACTGTTACCGACAACATCTCTTAATTATGGCAGTCACCGTAAAAAACATCATCCCGCCCAAGTTGGCCGAAAATGCGCAGACCACGCAGTACACGGCAACGAACTGCAAAACCATCATTGACAAGTTTACGGTCACGAATACCAACACGGCAAACGTGACGTTTAGCGTGAACTTGTTGGCTTCATCCGGAATTGTTGGACCGGCAAACTTGATCGTGAAGGCTCGCTCCATTGTCCCCGGGGAGACTTATCTGTGCCCAGAGTTGGTGGGCCAAGTCCTCGAAGACGGCTGCGTTATCTCGACGCTGGCCGGCACTAACGCGGCGCTCACCATTACCGCATCCGGAAGGGAAGTGACGTAATATGGTTTGCGATATTACAGCGCCTGCTGATGAGATAGATGAAATTGAGGCAAAACTTTTAGGGTTTCCTCAAATTGATTGTCCTGTTGTTCATCATTTTGGACCTGGAATTTACATTCGAGAAGTTAGGCTTCCGGCAAATTCATTAATTCTTGGGCATAAGCATAAAACGGATCACACAAATATTTTAATTTCAGGAAAATTAAGATTCTTAAATGAAGGCGGAAATGTCGTAGAGTTAGTTGGACCTTGCGTTTTAAATTCAAATGCAGGAAGGAAAATTGCGTACATTGTGGAAGATGTTATATGGCAAAATGTATATGCTACAGATGAGCGTGATATTGAAAAATTAGATGAAGCTTTTGTTTGCAAAAGCAACGCTTGGATTGAATTTAATAAAAATAATTTAATTACAAAATGTCTTACGTAGCATTAGGAGTTACATTAGTAGGCGCAGGATCAGCAATTTACAGCTCAAACAAAGCATCGAAAGCTTCTGGACAAGCGGCAGATGCTCAAAGTGCTTCAAATGCTGCTGCAATGGCGCAGCAGTCTGCCCAGTTTGCTGAAATCCAAAAGCTGCTTGCTCCCTACATTCAGGCCGGTTCTCCGGGGCTTACCTCTCCGTACATTCAAGGCGGCAATGCGGCTTTGCAGCAGATGCAGAATCTTGCTGGATTGGGCGGGTCGTATCAGCAGCAACAAGCAATTGGAAAAGCCCAGCAAGATGCATTTGGTAAAGTTCAACAGCTTCAGGATCAACGCAATCAGCAGCTTGCTGATATTCAAAAAGGATTTCTAAGTCTAGAGCAACAAGCTCAACAAGCTCAACAATCCACACAAAAGAAGCGTGGATTTTTAGGCCGGATGATGAGCGGAGATCTGCTTGGCATCAAAGAACTTCAATCGCCTGGGATGAAGTTTTTGCAAGAACAAGTTCAAAGTCCGCTTCTAAAAACGATTTATCCAGACGGGAAAATCGATCATGTTCCGAGTAAAGAAGAACAGCAAAAGATCATTGATGCGTTTAACGCCGATACTGAAAAACAAGTTTCTTCTATTGGGAAAACTTTTTCTGATCAAGCTCAAGCAATTCAAAAGGATCGCCAGTACGCAGGACTAAACCAGCAGTACCAGCAACAGGCCATCCAAGGGATTGAACAGGGACCATTGTATCAGGCTCTTGCGCAGCAGGGTGAAAACGCCATGCTTCAGAATGCCTCGGCCACCGGCGGTGTTCGCGGCGGGAACATCCAAGGCGCTTTGGCTCAGTATCGACCGAATTTGCTGAACAGTTTAATCGAGCAACAGTACGCAAAGTTGGCCGGGTTGACGTCTCTTGGCGCTAACGCTTCTCAGAACCTGCTGAACATCGGTCAAGCCTCGGCGGCAGGCGTTGGTGCCGCAGGGCAGTCTTCGGCCTCGGCAATGGGCAATCTGATGGTGGGACAAGGGCAGGCTCAAGCCGCCGGCATCATTGGTCAGGCCAACGCTCAGGCGCAAGGCACCATGGGAGTCGCCAACGCCGTGCAGGGTGGGTTCCAGAACTACCAATTGATGCAGGCCCTGAACAACAACGGAAGTTTATTCGGAGGAGGGGGAAGCACTGCATTTGCTTCTTCAGGTTCTCCGGGGTACATGACGCCGTCCAACACTTCTGGGGGCGGCTGGACCGCACAACAATCAGCAGATTTAGCGTATCAATAATATGCCCGGATTAAACGACTACACGATCAACATCCCGCAGCCTCCGGCGCAGAACTTTCTCCAGAGTCTGTTGGGGATACAGCAGCTCAAGCAGATGCAGCAGCAGGGGGAGCTTTCGCAGCAAAACGCCCAGTTCGCGCAGCAGATGCAGCCGCTCCAGATTGAAGCAGAACGGGCTAGGATCGGTCAAATTAATCAGTCAACTGCCGCTTCTGCTGAGGCTTTTAGGCAAGGAAAAATTACCTTTGAGCAATCGCAGCAGGATCGCAGCCGAGAAATGGAGCAGAAAGCCGTAGCGCAGGCTCGGCAACAAGAGCTTTTTGGCAAATTAAACTCTTTGCCGGCAACTGCTTCAATGTCTGAGATTGTTCCAATTGCAAATCAGCTTGCTTTGATAAATCCAGGAATGTCAAAACAAGTAATGGAAAACTTTCAGGCGCAACCTGAAGAGTATCAAAAGGCATTAAAGAATTCGTTGCTAACCGCAACTACTTATCTCGAAGCTGGAAAAACTGACGAAGCCATAAAGACATACAACACTTTTGAGCAAGCTGTCAGAAATTCTGCCGGAAATAATGCTCAGTTGTTGACAATGGCAGATGGAGCAAAAGCCCAAGCCATGCTTCTTGAAGCAAATCCTAATGTTGGAAAACTTTCTGCGCTTCAAGCACTTGGAGTAATTGACCCAAAAGCCTTAGATTCGATTGTGGGTCTAGAAAAAGAAGGAAAACAGATACAAGGTAAAACTGTTGACGAAGAAAAGCGTGCGCTGGATCTGCAAAAGGAAAGACTGCAAATTCAAGAGCTTGAGCAAAAGCTGAATCAAGCGAGAGACGAAAAAGTAAAGGTGTTTGCGTCAACCAATAAGTACGCCAAAGAGTTAAGCGAAACGTCTGCTCAAAATCAACAGACAGCAGATGTTGCAAGAGGAATTTTGCAAAAGCTTGATTCTGGAGAAATTAAACTTCCAAAAACATTTAAGGGAGCCGTGTGGCAGGAAGTAAGAGATCAATTTCCATATTATCAAAACGACATAACAATACTGAGAAAAGAATATCAAAAACTTGCAAACTCTGAAGTAATCAAATCTCTCCCTCCTGGTAGTGCGTCTGATGCAGACAGAAAGTTTGCTCAAGAAGGTGTGATGTCGAGTAAAACAAACCCAGAGCTGTTTCGAAAAGGCGTTGAAGCCATGGAGCGGCTTTCAGAGTATGCTTCAAAGTACAACGAAGCAAAGCTTGCTTGGGTGTCTCAAAATAACGGCAGTGCCGGCAACTCGCTTAAAGAGTTTGATGTGTTTGGCTCTCCCATCAAAAAGGGGTCTGCTTTTCATGCTTGGTGGAACAAAGTGGGAAACACTCTTGATCCTAATGGCACCGCTCCTGCCGGAGGGTCTGACATAGACGCAATTCTTAACAAGTACCGCTAATGGCTACTCTTGAAGAACTTAGTGCTGCTTTAGTAAAAGCTGATGCAGCAGGCAATGCAACGGACGCCAAGGCTCTTGCAGATGCAATTCGGCAAATGCGTTCCCAGCCTGCGGCTGGGCCGTCTCCATACGCAGAAACTCCACAGAAGCTTGATCAGCCCATCGAGTTTCAGGCGCGGGCACCGGAGGAAGTAAAGGCAAGCCTGAACGGTCTTCCAGAGCCAGAGTTAGCGGCAGAGTTACTTAAAATCAAGTCGCCCCAGGGTGGGTCCCCGACTGAGTCAAGTGTGCAGGCTATGTCTAGCACGCTCGAGCGCACTGGTTCAATTCGTGATGTCTTAAACAAGGAAATTGCTTCTGGGGCGCTTAGTCCAACGGCTACACTGGACCCACAGCAGTACCCGGTGCTGGCTCCAATCTGGGAGCAGTATAAGCAGGAGATGGAGCCTTCAATGGCCGGCGCCGCTGCACGCGGCGCTCTCAGTCAAGTTGGGCCAACAATAGGTGGTCTTGCTGGCGGCGCTGCTGGGTCACTAATGGGGCCAATGGCCCTTCCTGGAACCATCGGTGGAAGCGTATTGGGAGGAATGGTCCAGCAGGAAATTGTTTCTGAGTTTCAGACGCCACAAGAACAACAGGCAACTCAGGCTCAGGCTGCTTTTGATAGAGCAAGGGCTCAATGGTCTAGAGGAGCTGGAGAGGTTGTTCCGCAGCTGCTCTCTCAAAAGGCAGCAGTTAATACCATTGGGCGTGCTTTGGCTGGAGAAACAAAAGCTATTGTAGACGTGGCTCTTGGAGGATTAATAGGAGGTGGCCTTGCAAAATTAGGAGGTGGAACAACAGCAGATGTTACATTAGGAACTATTGCTGGCGCCGGCCTTCAGCCAAGGCAGTTTATTCCAGGCACAAAGATTCCGATTGCAAGCGCACTTCAGCGTGATATTCGGACAGAGCAGGCGGCCCAACAGGGCGCACGTCAAGTTGCGCAGGAGTTTGCCACTCAAGCAGGGGGCGTTCCTGAAGAGATTGCTCAGAGACTTGAAAGAACTGTGCCAGAATTGACCGGCGCAGGCATAACTCCGTTGGCTCCTGAGTTAACTGGCAATGAGGGTCTGATCTCGTTGGGCAACGCACTAGCAAACATCAATGCATCATTGCGGCAAGTTCGAGCCAGATCCCGAGAAGCAGTCTCACGAAACATTGAGAAAACACTGCAACAGTCTGGGGCCACATTTCAAGAGGCCCAAGCATTTTTTCAACAACAAACACAGCAGCTTCGCGATAATGCTATTGCTGCTAGGGATGCGTTTGTCAGAAATGGCGACAGACAGGCAGCAAGCATCATTGAAGGCGCACTAGCCACAGAGAGAGATGCGCTTCAAAGAGCCGGTAATAATTTGGCAACCGCTGAAGATGTCTTGAATACAATGAAGCAGGCACTGGAAACTGCCCGCATCAAAATTGCATCAAGAACAGGCGCAAGAGACCGCGCAAGCAACTTGGTAAAGGAAGTCTGGGAGCGTGAGCGCCTTATTGAGAAGGATATTGTCGATAAGGCTTACGAGCCACAACACATATCCACTCTTCAATCAGACGCAAAAAACACTCTGGAAGCAGCCCGTAACGCTGCTGGACCTAAAGGAGCTGGGCTTTTTGGTGATCTTCCAGAAAAGATCAAGGACATTTTGATAAAGCTGGAGCCCAAAAAGAATGTTCCAACAAGCGTCTCGGTTCAAGATTTGAGGTCTGGCATTTCGGCCATCAACGGCAAGATTGGAGCGTCTACGGATGCAAATGAAATCCGTTTGCTGAACATGGTCAAAGAAGGATTTGAAAAGGACATTGACGCTCTTGGGGGTATTAGTTCTGAGATTGCTGCCGCAAATCAAAAGTACAGGTCTTACAAAGAAAAGTACGGTGGCAAAACTGGAGACTCTGTGCGTTTTGGAAAAGTTGAAGATTCCAGAACTATTGATGCGTACCTGTCGAAGCCACTAGAGACGCAGTATCAGCTTCGTGCAGCCATCAAGGATGATCCACGGGCGCTTCAAGCTGTTCAGGACTGGATCATCAATGACCTAGCGACATCGGTGGGAGAGAAGGCAACTCCAGCAAAATTCAATTCGTGGCTCAAGAAGCGCCATGTTGAAGGATGGCTGGAGGCTTTTCCTGAAGTTCGCGCATCAGTTGACGCTTTTGCAAAAGATGTAGCTCAAGCCACAGAGGCCGTTGCTGGCGCAGAAAGAGTACAGCGAACTTTTACTCAAGAGTTGAAAGGTCTTGGTAAAGAAGCATCGCAGCTTGCAAAGCAGGAGGCTGCTTCTATTGCTCAAACAGCCAAGGCTCAAGCAAAGGAACAGTTTAAGCAAAAGCAAAAAGAAATTGCTGACAGTGCTGCTTCTAAAGTTATCGGCAAAAGCCCGGTCAACGCCATTACACAAATGATGGAAGCCGGAGATCCTGAGCAGTTTGCCAAAGACCTAATGCGTTCGGCTGCTAAAGACAGCACCGGCAAAGCAAAGGAGGGCGTAAAAAACGCCATGTTTGAGTACATGCGCAAAGAGATGGCTCGGTTCGGGGAAGTTGTTTCAACGCTTGAAAATCCAACCGCAACCGTAACAACAGATAGCTTTGCGACTTCGTATGCTGCCATGAACAGGATGCTTGTTGCTGACTCTGACGCTCGTAAGGCAATAGAGACTGTGCTTGGAAAAGGCAGCAAAGAGCTTGGAATGCTTGATGTGTTTAGGGGTCAACTTGAAGTAATGGAACGGTTTCGCCGAGCGTCTGCTGGGCAGTCTGTAACAAGCCTCAACACTCAGTTGGCGCAGGATTTTGCTGACAAGGAGGCAAAAAACCTACTTGGGATTTTTGGCCGTATTGGATACGGGCTCGTTCCTGGCAGTCTAAAATACGGCATGGCCGGATCAGCGGCTAGGGCTTCTGGGGAACTGCTGGATAAGTTAATTTCAGTTTCAGGTGATCCGTCTGGAAGGGCGAGGGCAATTCTGGTAGAAGCAATGACCGACAAGGATCTCATGGCCAAGCTGCTTCGCCCTCTGAACAAGGATACGCTTCCAGAAGCCAAAACACTCATCAAACTTTACCTCACGCCTCAAGGCACAGAACCTCAACAGGAGTCCCAGTAATGTCCTCTTCTATCACAGCACCTTTTTCCGTATTCAACAATCTTTCTGGATCTGCGCTCGAGAACGGGTACATCTACATTGGAACGGCAAACCTAAACCCGGTTACCTCTCCAATCCCTGTTTTCTGGGATGAGGAGCTTACACAGCCGGCAGCGCAACCGATTCGCACTATTGGAGGGTTTTTCTCGCGCAGCGGATCTCCTGCTCGCGTTTACGCTTCAGAGACAAATTACTCGATTCTTGTTAAGACCAGCAATGGTGAAACCGTGTATTCGGAGCTTAACGCGACTGTGGGTGCAATTTTTGAAGGCTACCCAATTACTCCAAGCCAACTTGCAACAATTCCAGCCACAAAAATTTCATTTGTACAAGACGGAGAAGATGCCACATCCAGAACCGCTGAAAGCAAACTTCGCGAGATTGTTAGCGTCAAAGACTTTGGAGCAGTAGGAGACGGCATTGCAGACGACACTGCGGCCTTTTTGGCTGCCGGGAAAGGCGCATTTGTTCCTGCCGGAGATTACGTTGTTGATGCCAGTCAATTAAAGATTCAGGAATACACTGGCTCAGGAAACATAATCACAAATGGAACCAAGGCCGTGACAACGTCTTTGGTTTCTAGTCAACCTCTTGTTCAAAAGAAAATGATGGAGCCGCTTTTTGGCTTCTACAATGGAACTACTGACACTCAAATTTACGATGATGCGCAGTTTGCTCCGCAGGGATTAACTTACTATCGCGATCCTGAAACCCAATCTGAGTATGTATTTATCTCTCAGTCTGTAGGAGGCACAGATTGGGCGGCAGATGAGAAAATTCGCATAGTTCAATTTGAGCTAAAAAGCAATGAAAGCATTGTCGAGAAAACTGTATTTACAGATCCTCTTACTAGCTCGCACGCCCATCTTTCGACGTATCACGATGGAACAGATTTGTACCTTTACACTTCAGCGACAGCCCCTTCTGTAGTCGCTCCACAATTTTCCAATTACGGGGGGAAGGGATGGAATAAAATCAAATGGAAGGCGGGGGCAACGGCCGATTCAGATATCACAACCTTTCGAGTATTTGGAACGCCTAATGTTCCTGCTGAAGCAACTCATAAATACGTAAACTACGGAAAGGGTTGCGTTTGTTTAACAAATGACGGGAAATACGTAATCATCAATGCGGTGAATTACGTTGGGAATGCTGGTGGCAGAACAATGTTTGTTTACGACCGAGAGCAGGTTGAAGCATTGTCAAATAAGCTTGAGGCAGAACCTGTGTTTAAGCCGGTGACATTAGAGCCTTTGATTGGCTCAAGCGTGGGGTCTTTTCAGGGAGGGTGTTCAGACGGCACTTATTATTACGCGCTTTATGGCTCCACTGGTGCGTTTGATCGTCGCGGCATTGTTGTGTATACGCTTCAAGGCGAAAAGGTTCGCAGCATTTATTTAGATGGTCCTGCTGGACAATACACAACGGAGACGCTGTTAAATAACACAACACCCGGAGGGTTCCCTGCCTCGTTTGAGCCTGAAGGCATCACGCTTTACGGAGACCAGCTTTTGGTTAATTTTGTAGACTTTTTCCGAAACAGCCCTGATGTGGTGACGTGGGAAGGCAAAAATTGGGCTTCTGTTTTAGAGAACACGGTTGGCAGAAAACCGGGGGATAACTTTGGTTGGGTTGAAACAACTAAAGCGGCTACTGCTGGACCGTGGCAAGGAACGGTGACTGCTGGGGGTTTTGTTATTGGCGGAACTTATAAGATTCAAAGCGTTGGAACAACAGATTTTATGTCGATTGGTGCTGCCGATAATGAGGTTGGCACTACTTTTACCGCTGCGGGAGCTGGAACTGGATCTGGAACTGCTTTACGCACATACACAATTGGAACAACCACTCGGCGCAGTAAAACTATTTATGCAGTCAAGGTTCCTACTGGGGCAATCGGAGAGCAGCCGCTTTCGAGTGTCTTAACATATTCACCAACTGTTGGGGATGTGGTGTGCGCTCCTGCCAATATTCCAAACGTCTCTTTCCTTGAAGGGGAAACCTTTCGCATCTCTGCTTATCAAACCGCATTGGGCCGATATAGAGATGCCATCCGGTATTCGTTTGATCAACGGCTCGATGTGTTCGACACAAGCGAAGGCGCAAACCAAAATTACTGCGCTACACTGCGGATGGATACGGTTGGCGATGTTCAAGCAACTTTGTACGGGCAGGATGGGACAAGCGCAAACAGTGCTTATTTGCAATTAAAAGGACGCAATTCCAGTAGCGACCCTAACCCTGATCTTGCTGGCGAAGCTCGGCTTTCATCATGTGGCACTGCCTTTACTCGTTTGCAAGTTGGAGGTACAACAAAGCTTGCAGTAACATCAACGGAAGTAATTTGTTACCAAAACACAAGGCCAACTACTACCAACATTTATTCTCTAGGAACAGCTACAAGGCTTTGGTCAGTGGTATATGCTGGTACTCCGACAATTAACACTTCTGACGCTCGTTCAAAGCAACAGATTAAACCTTTGCTTGAGGCAGAGAAGGCTGTTGCCTTGAAGTGCAAGGGACTGTTGAGGACTTTCAAATTTAACGATGCCGTTGAGAAAAAGGGGGACGAAGCACGCATTCATGTTGGAATTATTGCGCAAGATTTGGCTCAAGCTTTTCAAGAAGAAGGGCTTGATCCATCCAAATATGCAATGTTTTGTCACGACGAATGGCCTGAACAGACAGAAGAAGGCGTTACGACCCCGGCTGGGGACCGTTACGGAATCCGTTATAGCGAGCTTTTAGCATTCATCATCGCCGCACTCTAATGAACTGGATCAAATCCATTCTGCCGACAATCGGCACGCTTCTCGGTGGCCCTCTTGGTGGGGCTGCCGTGGAGGCTGTGGGGAAGGCCCTAGGCATGTCTGAGGCGACCACTGACAAGGTGCAGAAGGCGCTTACAAGCGGCAATCTTAGCGCCGACCAGATGGCTGCGCTCCAGGCGGCTGACATCCAGCTCAAGACTCGGATGGCGGAGCTGGGAATCGACGCCGAGAAGATTGCTCAAGCCGACCGGGGGAGTGCACGAGCGATGCAGGTTCAGACTGGTAGCTGGGTGCCGTCTGCGCTGGCTGTGGTGCTCACGATTTGCTACCTCACGATCATCTGCTGCCTGCTTACCGGAGACATGAAATTATGGGAGAATCCCACGCTCACCTTGCTTCTGGGGGGCCTCACTACGGGGTTTACATCTGTATTATCCTTTTACTTTGGTGCATCGCACATTTACCCCACCGATAAGAAATGAGTCTACGAGACGAGGGGATAAACATTGGCCTGGGACTTGCCGGTTTGTTTGGTGCGCTAATGACCATGAGCAAAACCGCCGGGCAACACACTGGCAGGACAGTGCTTGCAACAGTTGGCGGCGCGGCCAGTGCCAATTACATCACGCCCCTTGTGCTTCATATAACAAAGCTGGACGCAGAGGTTTACAGCTACAGTATAGCTTTTCTATTAGGATTTGCAGGGCTTCGCGCCATAGAAAAACTCACTCAAGGATTTTTGCCAAATGAACCCGCTCACCATCGCAAACGCAGTCGCTAACGTCATCGTGGTGTTCGCCGTGGCTGGAATGGCGATTCGCGTGTTCGGGGATCCCAAGCACAACATTCACCAGCACCCAGAACTATTTTGGATTCGCAAGTTTATATCGTCCTTGGTAATTTGCGGTGGAGTTTTGAATTTGTTTACATTGTCCACGCCCAACTGGACAGAAGTGGTTCTTAACTACGGCTTTGCCGGAAATTACCTTTTCTCACTTTACTACCATGACCGTGTTACCAGTCCCAAGCATCCCACCAATGCAGCAGCGATACCTAAACGGCGTACCCCCCGCCGGCCTTCAAATACTGGCAAAGGTAAACCGCATTCTTCCTCCCGCCGGGCAGGACGGTAACGGTCTGCCGCCCGACACAATCACTCCGCATTCGGGCATCTACGATGAACACGGGAGACTCCCAACACCGGCATCAAACCTTACATTCCTCGCTCATGCTTGACCGTAACATTGAGGAGTTATTGAAGGTAAACTTTGTGAATCTTGCGGCTTTTGTCGTCAGTATCTCAGAGTTTTCTGAGGTGGTTAAGCTGCTTGTGATGATTGCTTCACTCGCATACACCATCGTGAAGATCGTTCAAACCGTTCAGGAAATTAAGGACAAAAAGAAATGAATGTTGTTCAACCGCTTCTCCAGTTCCAGTCCCAGCTTAAGCTCTGGCATTGGATGACTAAATCCTTCGCCCAGCATGAGGCGTTTGGCGATGCTTACGATGCCCTTTCGGGGCAGATTGACGAGTTCGTTGAAGTTTTCTTTGGCCGGTATGGCCGCGAGGCCCTTAAAGACGTGAACTTGGGCCTCAAGGCATCTGTGGAAGATTCCACCATCATCACGATTCTGACCAGCATGCGGAACTATTTTGCCGGCATGGACAAAGATCTGAAAGGTGCCACCGATCTGCTGGCGCTTCGAGACGACATGCTCGGAGAAGTAAACCACCTGGTCTACCGTTTGAGTCTTGTATGAGCGAGTTTGAGAAGGCTTTGAAGTTTGTGCTGGAGCACGAAACCGTCTATGCCAAAGGGCATTACGGGGACATGGATTTTGCCGTTGTGGAGAACGAGGAAGGCGATTCCGGAGGGCGCACAAAGTACGGCTTGGACTCTGCCAGTCACCCGGAACTGAACCTTGACACGCTCACCGTGGAAGAAGCCGGCATCGTGTACAAGCGATGCTACTGGGAGAGAGCACATTGTCCCGAAATGGCGTGGCCTCTTTCGCAGATTCAGTTTGATGGTGCTGTGAATACCGGCATCGGCCAGCAGATGAAGTTTCTACAACGCGCCGTGGGAGTTAACGCTGACGGTGCGTGGGGACCAAACACAAAGCGAGCTGTGATGGAGACCATCAACGATATCGGCATGAAGGCTTTGTGCATTTTTGTATGCGATCAGAAGGAAACTTTTTACCGTGGGTTGGCTGAAAAAAAGCCGCATCTTAGTCGTTTTTTGAAGGGCTGGCTGAACCGGTTGAACGATCTTCGCAAAGATTGCGACCTAGCGTAACATCTTCCATAGCAGGAACAAGAAAGGCGCACTTAAAAAAGTGCGCTTTTTTTATTGCGCGCACAAACTGCGCACGCTAGATCTTTCACCGCCATGACAACATTTGATGTCACCGGTGTGATCAAGAAGTTTGGTGGAAGGGCTCAACTTTACAGAAAGCTGTGCCTTGCCAAGATTCAGATCTCTCACCGCACGCTAGATAACTGGATCTACCACGGGATTATTCCCATGCACAGATTCATGCAATTGATGGCCCTCGCGAAAGACGAGGGATGGAAACTAAAACTCGACGACCACATTACTACAAAAAATGACAAACCCAGCAGAAATGACGGTTCCGCAGATAGCGGAAAAAATGGAAAGCCTGCGCTCGACGGCGCAGTACATTAAGCTTCAGCTCCAGCACCTTGAGGCTGAATTGCTGCAACGAACCTCTGGCGATTTCATCGCTGAGATGGTGCAACGGGAGAAGAGCCATGGCTCAATCTCAAAAGAAATCGACGGCATCAAGCTGACCTACGAGGTTAAGCAGACTATCTCTTGGGACCAAGAGCGGCTACGTTCCTTGTGGGAATCTTTGCCGCCAGAGATCTCAAGCAAGCTGATCAAGACCGAGTACTCTGTTTCGGAGGCGGTCTTTAAGAACCAAGTCGATCCCGGCCTGATTGACGCTCTGGTGGATGCCAGAACAACTAAACTCGGGATTCCAACAATCAAACTGAACAAAAAAGATGCTTAAATTTACCAAAGCAGACGACCGGCTCAAAGCGGCCCGGAACAAGGTAACCATGTGCATTTTCGGCCCCGCTGGGGCTGGAAAGACCACTCAGGCCCGCACTCTTGATCCCAAGAAAACTCTGTTTATCGACTTCGAGGCCGGCACGCTAGCTCTTGGGCGGGACTGGGCCAAGGACAACGTCTTCGACGTGCGCGGCGTAGCAGGCACCGTAGGGTGTCATCCGTGGGAGTTGGCGCGAGCTGCCGCGCTTTACATTGGAGGCCCAGACCCATCCGATACGAACGGATCGTACAGCAAGCCAATGTACGACCAAGTCGTCTCAATGTTCGGTGACCCCAAGGAACTCGAGCAGTACGACACTGTGTTCGTGGACTCCATTACCGTGGCAGCACGCGAGTGCTTCAAGTGGGCGCAGACCCAGCCAGAGGCACTCAGCGAGCGCACCGGCAAGGTTGATATGCGTGGATCCTACGGCCTGCTGGGCCGCGAGATGATGCGTTGGATTACCCATCTTCAGCACGCTCCCAAGAGCATTGTGATGGTGGGCATCCTGAACCGTGAGGAGGACGAACTGAAGCGAGTCTTCTGGGAGCCACAGATCGAAGGCTCTAAGACCGGCAGGGAACTGCCGGGGGTCTTCGACGAGGTGCTGACCTTGTCCAACCTCAAGGCCGAGGACGGCAGCCTCTACCGGGCGTTTGTCTGCCATGAGCAGAACCCGTTTGGTTTCCCAGCTAAAGACCGCTCCGGTTGCCTCGAGATGATCGAGGAACCTAACCTAGCAAAGATCATCGCGAAGATTCGCGCTGGTAAACGCATCGACAACTTGCAGACTACACTTCCTACCAAATCCGAATAATATGTCCTTCTTTTCACCTGAAACATCAAATACCGGCAGCACATCATTTGATCTGATTCCTGCTGGCACAATCGCCAAAGTCGTCATCGCAGTCCGCGACATCAAACAGTCCCAGTCCACCGGCGCTCAGTATCTCGACTTGGAGCTGATCATTGACGGCGGCAAGTTTGATCGCCGCCGAATCTTTGGAATCATCTGCGATCCGTGGGACGCCCGCACTTCAGACAAAGCCAAGGAAATGGCTGTGGGCACCATTACCCGCATCATGGAATCCATCGGCGTCTTTGATGCTTCCAAGCCAGAGACGTACAATGCGTTCAACAACGCCGGCATCCAAGATATTGCGATGGCGATCAATACCAAATCGGTACACATCGTCATTGGCATTCAGAAGGGCAAGGATGGCCGAGCAGACAAGAACGAGGTCAAGGAGTGGACCAGTCCAAATCCTAAAAGCAACGGGTACAAAAACTACACACTTGCTCAGAGTGGAGCCGAATCCGTATCAGCAGTACCGGCAGCAACTCCTGCGCCGGTGGCGGCGAGGCCCGCTCAGACGGTTGGAGCGGTGAAGCCGCCCTGGATCAAATAGTCAACCGCAGGCTGTACTGGTTCAATACAAAAACGAACTAGCCAGTACAGCCTGCTTTCGGTACAACCCACCCCGTGTACGTGGGGTGCACGCGCAATACGCCATGCTACGCAGGGAGATCCTGCGGGAAGGTTCGTTCATTTGACCCTTGTGAAACAGCTATTGCGGCCTTTTTATGATTCTCAGACCACGACAAAAACTATTTGTAGAGAAGTGCCATGCGGCACTTGATCAATATGGCTCCGCTCTCGGAGTCGCCCCAACCGGAGCAGGCAAAACCGTAATGCTATCGGCTGCCGCCTCACGGTACAGCCGGACACTGATTCTTCAGCACCGGGACGAGTTGGTTTCCCAAAACCGCAAGACGTTCACTGCCGTCAATCCCAAGAAGCGGAGCGATCTCTTTACCGCTGACCGCAAGAACTGGGGCGTGCACGCCACCTTTGGGATGGTGCAGACGCTGGTGAAAGAGCGCAATCTTGCGACAATGCCAGGGGATCTGGACTTGTTGGTGGTTGATGAGGCGCATCACGTAGCTGCTGCTAGTTATCTGCGTATCATCGAGGAGTTCCGCGACCGCAACCCGGAAGGGCACATCTTAGGGTTAACGGCTACGCCCCAGCGCAGCGACCGCAAGGCTCTGATCTCGGTGTTTCCGACCGTGGCCGACATTATCCAACTCGGAGAGTTGGTGCAGGGAGGGTTTCTCGTCAAGCCTCGAGGGGTAGTGATGGATCTTGGGCTCAAAGCTGAACTGGACCGGATCCCCAAGATGTCCGACTTCGACATGGATGAAGTGGCCGAGGTGATGGATAAAAGCCCGTTAAACGACCGCATCGTCCGCGAATGGCGTACTCATGCCGGCAAGCGTCAGACGGTGGTTTTTACGGCTACTGTGGCTCACGCCCAGCATCTGTGTGAGGCATTCGTTGAAGCTGGTGTTGCTGCCGTTGTGGTTCACGGTGAGATGGCCGGCGGGGATCGGGTCGCAACACTCAAGGCGTTTGATGATGGCCGGTATCAGGTGATACTAAACGTGGCTGTCCTTACCGAGGGTTGGGACTGTCAGCCGGTGTCCTGCGTAGTCCTCGTGAGGCCATGCTCTAGCAAAAGCGTTATGCTTCAGATGGTTGGCCGGGGACTCAGAAAACTGGATCCAGAACGGTATCCGGGGCAGACCAAGAGCGACTGTCTCATCATGGATTTTGGGTACTCGCTCGTTACCCACGGCAATCTCGAGGCCGAGGTGCGGCTTGCCACCAAAGCCAAGGACGCCGAGCCAGGGGAAGCCCCCAGCAAAAAGTGCAAGGGGTGCGGCATCAGCCTGCCGATCTCTACGATGATCTGCCCGGTGTGCGGCTACGAGGACAAGGTCAGCAAAGGTGTCCTCGAGGAGTTCCGCATGACCGAGGTGGAGTTGATCGACGCTTCGCCGTTCCAGTGGGAAAGCTTGTTTGATGGCTTGGTGCTAGTCGCCAACGGCATGCAGGCATGGGCGGCTGTGATTTCTTTTGGAGGAAACTTCTGGGCCGTGGGGGCTGTTGAAGGGCAGCGTGTTCAGAAGCTAGACGGGGGCGACGACAAGATAATGGCGATCTCGAGCGCAGATGATTTCCTGCGGGCAAACGGAGACACAAGCCTGTGTCGCAAGACGCGCTCTTGGTTGAACTTGCCGCCGACTCAGAAGCAAATTCAGATGCTGGGGAACGGGGCCTCGATGTTTAACATGAACCGGTATCGGGCAAGCTGTTTGCTGACGTGGAATTTCAACGAAAACAAAATTCGGACAAAATTAACTAAAGCCGGCGCATGAATCTGCCGACTGAAAGACAGGCACTGGTATTCTGGTTGCATGCAACCGGAATGACCTGCCGGCGGATCTCCGAGGAGCTTGGTTGTTCACCGGAGGCCGCAAGAAACGTCTTGGTTCAAGCGCAACAGAAAGCGCGGAAGACAGGACTTAGCTACAGTGTAACACAACCCAAACAAGAACCAAATGAGAGCGGCATGGGAATTGCCATGCGGCTTGCCAAAGAGGCTAAACTAATATGAGTGAACCAGAGCAATGTGTAGCGGCAGAGATCATGCTGCTTGAAGCAGAGGCCAAAATCGACCAGCTTGCCAAGGAAGTCCTGAAGCTTGAGGCCGAGAATCAACGGCTTAACAAAGTCATCAACGAAATGATCAAACCTTTTATCATAAGACTATGAGCCATCTCTGGGGAGACGAAGACCCGCTACACGTTCAGGATGAACCCAACTGCCCGACATGCGGCAACCCGATGAGCAGGCACTGGTTAAGCCGTTTAAACTGGGAGTGCGAAGACTGTGAAGCGGAGGAAACAAACAACGAAGCAAACCAACATGAAATCGAAAACTGAATCCATAATTAAAGCACTGCGGGTACTAGCTCGCGACATCCAGACAGACGACGGCGTTGTTAACGCATGCCTAGAGGAGGCCGCTGGCAGGCTAGAAGAGTTGCAGCGGGCAAACAAAAACACATTGGCAGATTTGGCTGTAACGATTCAGCAGCGTGATGAGGCGATTGCAGGCGCACGCCAGGAGCCCTCGCGGCTGGAGATTGCGGCGATGCTCCTAGCTGCCATGTGCGGCTCGCAGTACACATGGACCAATGCGGAGGGAATCGCGCTTAGGAAGGCAGATACGCTAATTGCTTTGGAAAAGGAGGCGCAATCATGACCGACAAACAGATCAACGAGGCAATTGCTGAAGCATGTGGGTGGAAACTAGAAAAAAATTATTGGCTCACTCCTGAAGGGTGCGAAGCTTTTAGCTGGGATATTCCCGACTACTGCTCCGACCTAAACGCGATGCACGAGGCGGAGAAGGTGCTGGTTGGGCGTGATGGCGAATTCTGTATTTACTTAACCAGTTTTAACCTAACGCTTGTTGGTTATGAAGCTGCTATCCACGCCACCGCTCGCCAACGCGCAGAGGCGTTTCTCAGAACGCTGGGCAAATGGGAGGAGACAAAATGACGGTGATGCCTGCAAACGCAACGGGCTGGTTCTGGCATTGTTTAGCGCGGGAGACTGGCAAGATCGGGCATCTGTTTTCACCCGACGCTCAACGCGGGCCTTGGCCGTGGATGCCGTACGCACTGGATAACGGTGCATTTGCGGCGTGGGACATGAACACAAATATCTGGAACGAGTCCAAATGGGACATCAACGCATGGCGCAGGATGATCTTTTGGGCGCAGGCTCAAGAGCAGCAACCGCTCTGGGCAATCGTTCCAGATTGGATTGGTGACGGCTCAAAGACTATTGAACGGTGGCATCAGTTTGTGCAGGAGGTGCCATTCCCCCGAGCATTGGCAGTTCAGGACGGCATGACAGTGGCAGACGCTCAGGCGTTAAAGCCGGATGTGATCTGCGTGGGCGGCACAACCGATTGGAAGTGGGCAACGGTTGAAATGTGGGCGAAAGAGTTTCCGCGAGTCCATGTCCTTAGAGTCAACAGTCCTTCAAAGTTGGCTTATCTTGAGTGTTTGGGGATTGAAAGCTGTGACGGCACAGGATGGAATCGCGGAAGCAAGGATCAAACCATGGGCTTGGAGTTGTGGGCAAGAGAAAACCCAAGTCCGAGGACTGACCTGCTGACTCCGTTCACCTGCAAACAACAACGCGACAAAGAACAGATGACTTTTGCATGAGTCCACATGAATTACATCAAATTTGGAAAATGGGAGGAGGTGCAAAAATGAGCACTTACGACGAGCAGGAGATTGAGCGGCTTTTCAGGGTAAATGAAGAGCTGCGACAGGCTTTAAAAGCCAGCGAGCAAAAGCTAAAAGAATCCATGCGCTTACTGTCAGAAGCATGCTGCGCTAAAGAAGATATGCTGAATTGCCAGATCTGGCGGCAACGCAAAGCAAACTTGGAAGACAGATACCACAACCACAGAGACTAATGTTCGAGCCACCCAAACAATACCACAACGAGGACATCGAGGCCGCTATCTCTGCGGCTCTGGTTGCCGCTCGGTCCAGAGAAGACAAGCGCACCTACTTGGGTGCTAGCCGCTGGGGGCATCACTGCGAGCGTGCACTGGGCTACGAGTACCACCGCACCGACCGGGACGACATGACCAAACCGCAGTTCGGGCCGGATCTCTACCGTGTCTTTGACATGGGGCATGACGGCGAAAGCCGAATGGCTCAGTACATGAAGATGGCAGGCTTTGAGATCCAGACCGAGAAACCCGGCGGGGGACAGATTGGGTTCTCCGTCTGCGAGGGAAAGCTGGGAGGACATTGCGATGGAATCGTGCATGCCGGCCCAGGCATCACCAAGGCTCCACTGGTGTGGGAGAATAAGGCGCTCAACAACAAGAGCTGGAACGACACCAAGGACAAGGGAGTCGCGAAGTCCAAGCCGGTGTACTACGCCCAGATGCAGACGTACATTGCATATCTCGATTTGCAAGGTTACCTGTTTACGGCGATGAACCGGGACACCGGTGAGGTGTTTGTAGAGCTAGGGGAGCCGGACATGAGGACGGCACAGGAAGTCAGCGACAAGGCGCTCAGGATCGTGCAGAGCGAGCACCCAGAGCAGTTGCCGAGGTGTTCTACCGAGCAGACCGACTGGAGATGCCGGTTCTGTGACTTTGCGAAACGGTGCTGGGGTAAGAAAGAAACAACGCAGCGACAGTACTTTAACTACAAAAAATGATGACAGCTAAAATTGAAAGCTTGGCTCACTTCGATGAGAGCCAGGTCAGGGAACACTTGTCTTTTATCTTCGGGAATGTGGACTTCCAGCCCGGAGCATACGTGTGTCTCCGAGGCATCGGGGAGAAGGGCACAGTGCAGGAAGGCACGTTCAGGGAAGAGTTCTTCTTTGAGCCGGCCACCGATCAGAACTGGGTGAATGCAGCGGTAG